CAAGTATCGCGGGTGGAAGAATTTTAGCAAGTGGTTATATAGATAGTAGTAAACATAATATTGGATCAATAGATATTCTTAAAGAAGCATTATTCAAATTTCAATTAGAAAGAAATGGATTAACTGAAACTCCATTAGAATTATCTATTGTTGCTACTTGTGATAAGGATAATAAAAATGTTCACGCTTCTATGGACTGGGAAGAAATTAGTAGGTAATTATTATGAGTGAAGTATATCTTGGTAATCCTAATCTAAAAAAAGCAAATACTTCGATTGAATTTACGGAAGATAATATCCTTGAATTTTTAAAGTGTAAAGATGATCCTGTTTATTTTGCAAATAACTATATTAAAATTGTTTCTCTTGATGAAGGTTTAACACAGTTTCATCCATATCATTTTCAAGAGAAATTAATTCACAATTTTCACAATAATAGATTTAATATCTGTAAGATGCCAAGACAGACTGGCAAAAGTACTACAGTTGTGTCTTATCTTCTTCATTATGCGGTATTCAATGACTCTGTTAATATTGGGATACTTGCTAACAAAGCAGCAACTGCTAGAGAATTATTAAGTAGGTTACAAACTGCTTACGAAAACTTGCCTAAATGGATGCAGCAGGGTATCATATCATGGAACAAAGGATCTCTAGAATTAGAAAATGGCAGTAAGATATTGGCAGCTTCTACGTCTGCAAGTGCTGTCCGAGGCATGTCGTTCAATATCCTCTTCCTCGACGAATTCGCTTTCGTTCCAAACCATGTTGCAGACTCGTTCTTTGCATCTGTTTATCCTACTATTACTTCTGGTAAAAACACCAAGGTAATTATTGTATCTACTCCACACGGTATGAATCATTTCTACCGAATGTGGCATGATGCTGAAAAAGGTAAGAGTGAATATATTCCCACAGATGTTCACTGGTCTGAAGTTCCAGGTAGAGACTCAAAATGGAAAGAGACTACAATTGCCAATACTTCAGAAGAACAATTTAAGGTTGAGTTTGAATGTGAGTTTTTAGGATCAGTTAATACTCTCATTCATCCATCTAAACTTAGAATTTTAGTATATGAAGATCCAATAAACAGAAATGCTGGTTTAGACATTTATGAAAAACCAATACCAGAACATAACTATCTTGTTACTGTCGACGTTGCTCGGGGTTTGGGTAATGATTACTCTGCATTTATTGTTTTTGATATCACAGAGTTCCCATATAAAGTAGTTGCAAAGTATAGAAATAATGATATTAAACCAATGCTGTTTCCTAGCATCATTAATGATGTTGCTAAGGGATATAATGGTGCATGGTTACTAGTAGAAGTAAATGATATTGGAGATCAAGTAGCAAGTATTCTTCATTTTGATTTAGAATACGAAAATATTTTAATGTGTTCAATGAGAGGTCGTGCTGGACAAGTTGTTGGGTCCGGTTTTAGTGGAAAAAAATCTCAACTTGGAGTAAGAACAACTGCTGCAGTAAAAAAACTTGGTTGTTCGAATTTAAAAACTCTTTTAGAAGATGATAAGATTATAGTATCTGATTATGATATTATTTCTGAATTAACTACTTTTGCTCAGAGACATAATTCTTTTGAAGCAGAAGAGGGTTGTAACGATGATTTGGCAATGTGTCTAGTTTTATTTTCTTGGTTAGTGGCACAAGACTACTTTAAAGAAATGACAGATAACGATGTTCGTAAAAGATTATATGAGGAGCAGAGAAATCAAATAGAACAAGATATGGCACCATTTGGATTTATTCTTGATGGATTAGAAGAGACAACTTTTGTTGAATCCGATGGAACTATATGGCATACTGATGAATATGGTGACTCTTCATATATGTGGGATTATAGATAAATGGATTTTGATGAAGAATTTAGTTTGGGTCACCTTCTTCTTTACGAAAGAAAATGTAGAAAATGTGGTACAATAAAAAATTTAGTTGAAGGATTCTACAGAACTAGAAAGGACAGAGGTCCTGTCGCATCATCATACTCATATGAATGTAAAGAATGCACAAAAAATAGGACAAAGAAGGAAAGTAATTCTTGGAAGTATCCAGATTGGTAGGTATCACGTCACTATTCCCCACTGGAAACACTCATTTTAATAAATATTTTTAGATAAATTTGGAAAGCGAGGGGAATTTAAGATGCCACTAAATTTAGCATCTCCTGGTATTTTAGTAAGAGAGGTTGACCTTACAGTAGGTAGAATCGATCCGACATCAGATAAAATCGGTGCCATTGTGGGACCCTTCGATAAGGGACCAGTAGAATTACCAACATTAGTTCAGAACGAAAAGGATTTACTCGATGTTTTCGGTAAACCACATTCCACAGATAAGCAATATGAAACTTGGATGTCAGCATCCTCATATCTTGCTTATGGTGGATCACTACAAATCATCAGAGCGGATGATGATGGATTAGTTAATGCTGGTGTCGGTGGTACAATAAAATTAAAAAGTGAAGATCATTATCAACAACTGGGTTATGACGACAATGTTATCCCTAGTGTTGTTATTGCAGCAAAAACACCCGGTTCTTGGGCAAACGGTTTACGAATTGGAATTATAGACTCAATCGCAGATCAAATTGTATCATTGGACACTAGTGGTCTTACTGTTGGTATGGGTCTTACCCAATCAGTTTTAGGAAAAGTTAGCATTGGTGCAGGCACAACAAGTGCTTTAGATGGACATCTTAAAGCTGTTATTACCGGTGTATATTCCGACAAAGTAGATATTAAGATTTTAAGTCATATATCTGCTGATGGAACTGAAGTAGCTGTAGATTATCAACCTCAAGGCATATGGGTTTTCAATGAAGGAGATGTTGGTGTTCATTCTGTTGGTTCCGCAACTTCTACTTCTGCATTAACACCAACTGTAGTTACAGATTGGTACGACGAACAGGAATTGGTAGTAAGTACAGCAGTTGTTGGTACAGCAACTACTGAAGTTAAAGTTAAATGGAATAGTGTTGCAGAGAGACCATCTACAACGAACTACGCAGCATCTAGAGGTTCTAGATTTGATGAAATGCATGTAGTTGTTATTGATGGTGACGGTGTAATTACTGGTAATGCTGGAACAATTCTTGAAAAGCATCTTGGTGTATCAAAAGCAAAAGATTCTGAGTTCTCTGCTGGATCTCCTGCTTATTGGAGAAGATATCTTGCAAAATCATCGGCATTCATATATGGTGGTTCTGAACCAAGTAATACTGTAGCAACTGGTTATTCATCTGGTTTTACTTTAGTAACAAATGGTGATTGGGATGGTCTAGTTGAAGGTGTATTATTTGATTCTATCGGAACGTACAATTCTAAACTAATAGGTGGTAAAGATTACGGCGGTAATGTTTCAACTTCTGGTACTGGTTCTTTGAGTGCAGGTCTTTCTGCTCTGTCTACTGGTTATGGTCTTTTAGGCAATTCCAACGAATATAGTTGTGATTTCTTGATTATGCCAACAGGCAATTTAGAAAAATCTGAAGCTCAAGCACTTGCCAATAAGTTAATTTCTGTTGCGGAATTGAGAAAGGATGCTATAGCATTCATCTCACCATATAGACAGGCATTCATTACTGACACGTCTGTCGGATCTGTAACTATTGCAGACAATGAAACATCTACAAATAATGTAATTAGTTTCTATGCACCTATAACATCATCATCTTATGCAGTATTTGATTCTGGATACAAGTACATGTATGACAGATTCAATAATACATTCAGATATGTTCCTCTTGCTGCAGATATTGCAGGTACATGTGCTCGTAATGACATCAACCAATTTCCTTGGTTCTCACCTGCAGGTACCGTAAGAGGTACTATTTTGAATGCGGTTAAGCTTGCATATAACCCAAGTAAACTTGAAAGAGATAGACTTTATGGTAACAGAATCAACCCAGTAATTTTCTCACAAGGTTCTGGTATTGTTCTATTTGGTGATAAGACAGGTTTAGCAAAAACATCTGCATTTGATCGTATTAACGTTCGCAGATTATTCATCTACCTTGAAGATGCAATTTCATCTGCTGCAAAGGCACAACTATTTGAATTTAACGATGAGATTACAAGAACAAACTTTGTAAATATTGTTGAACCATTCTTGCGTGATGTTCAATCTAAGAGAGGTATTTTCGATTTTGTTGTTGTTTGCGATGAAACAAATAACACTGCTGCAGTTATCGATAACAATGAATTTGTCGCCGAAATCTTCGTAAAACCAGCAAGATCGATCAATTTCATCGGTCTAACCTTCGTTGCCACCAGATCTGGTGTTGCATTTGAAGAAGTGGTTGGTAACGTTTGATTCATTTATTTTAATAATTTACTAACGAGGTTTAAAAACAATGTCAAGTCGTCAACAAAGGAACACAATCCCAGTCAGAAAGATTACTGACTTTAAGGGCAAGCTGGCTGGTGGTGGTGCAAGACCCAATCTATTTGAAGTTGAATTATCATTTCCAGATGCAGCAGAGATTAATCCAGAAGTTATTAACAATGCAAGATTTTTGGTAAAGGCAGCTGCAATGCCAGCATCAAACATCACTCCAATTGATGTACCTTTCAGAGGTAGAATTCTGAAAGTAGCAGGAGATAGAACATTCGATACCTGGACTATTACAGTTATTAACGATACCGACTTTGGTATTCGTTCTGCTTTTGAAAAGTGGATGAATGTTATTAATAAAATGGATAATGCTACCGGTCTAACTGACCCAGCAGAATACCATAAAGATGCTAAGGTTCATCAATTGGATCGTGATGGTACTGTTCTCAGATCTTATAAGTTCTGGGATATCTTCCCAACTAATGTTTCGGCAATCGACGTAAGTTATGAGACTGGTGATACGATTGAAGAATTTACAGTAGAACTTCAAGTTCACTGGTGGGAAGCATACGTAGGACCATCAGCAAAATCGGGTGGAGAAAATATCACATAAATAGTAGGATAAAGATCAAATACGAATTATTATGGCCAAACTTTTTGGTTTTTCTATTGACGATAAACAGAATAATCCACCTTCTATTGTCTCCCCTGTCCCCCCGAATAATGGGGATGGGGTTGACAATTATATTTCCAGTGGTTTTTATGGTTCTTATGTTGATATTGAAGGTGTTTATAGAAATGAAACAGATTTAATTAGAAGATATAGAGAGATGGCA